ATAAATGTGTTTGCCATTTTTCCTCCTTATCCTAATGCAATAGCTAGGGCTGTAGCGCCGCTGTCAGTATACGTGCTTATGTCCGTCATCGCAACTTGTTTCATGCCTACGTCAGCATCATTTAAAACTATTCTATCAGCATCTACTAAAGTAGTAGAGCTAGCGGATGTCCCAGCATCCATAATATTTAATTCTGCAGCTGTTGCTGCGACGTTTGTGCCACCTATGTCTAAAGTGGTTACAGATATTTCTCCAGCTACAGTTACAATTCCATCAGCAACTGTCATTAAATCAGTGTCATCAGTATGACCAATTGTGGTACCATTAATGATTACGTTATCAACAGTAAGTGTTGTTAATGTTCCTAAAGAGGTAATATTTGATTGAGCTGCACCCGTTACAGTTGCCGCGGTACCAGATACATTTCCTGTTACATCACCGGTTAATGGCCCTGCAAATGCATCAGAAGTAACTGTACCATCAAAATAAGCATCTTTAAATTCTACACCAGAACTCCCTAAATCTAAAATATTGTCTGCTCCAGGTGTTAATGCACCATCTGTTAAAATTAGTTGTTTTTCATTCCCAGCATAAAAGTTTATTGTATCTGCTGTTTCAAAATCTATTTTAGTTTCGTCGTCTTCACCTATTTTAATATCAGTAGCTAATAAAGAAGTTATACCAGTTTGTGCAGCATCCACATTTAATGTGTTTGTAGATAAAGATATACCTGTTCCTGCCGTTAAAGCTGTTTTTGAAATAGCTATGGCTGCTGAACTATTAACATCTGCATCAACAATAACACCTGACCCAATAGAAGCTGTACCATTAGTTGCTATTGCAATATCACCAGAAATAACTACAGGATTAAAATTAGTACCATCTGCAATTAAGGCTGCACCACTTGTGTTTGTATTCATGGTAATATCATCACCGGTTACTGTGAGATCACCTGTAACTGTTAGATTACGACCTATTGTTGCATCATTATCACCGTCTTCAAATACAGCTTTACTTGCTGGCAATGTGCAAAATACATCTTTAGTACCTGAAGAAAAATCTACAGCACTATCACTGTTAGAACTGGAGATAGGTGTTGTACGAGTAAGATCAGAACTATCACCATCTAATGTACCAAGACCAACTTCAAATTCATTTGCTGCTCTGTGGACAATAGCATAGTAAACAGTATTACTATTACCAATACCTGCTGCGAAAGTTTCAAAACCAGATACAGCTCCACCAAGCGCAACAGCGCCCGTGCCTGTTGTAGTTGTGGTTTCTCTAACTCTATCGTTAAGAACTAGTGCCATATTTTATTCCTTAAGCAATTCTAATTATAGCTGCAGTAGCACTTGCTGCTGGGAACTGGACTACAAAGTCTCCGTTCGTTGCAGTTTTTGTGCCGCCAAAGTCTAAAACCAAGCAAGCTTTATCACTATTAGTATCGTTATAAATCAAAGCACCAGTTGCAGATAGTGTTACTGATGAAAAAGTTTCATCTGCAAAATCTACGTAAGCTGTCGTACCACTTGTTGCAACGGCTTGACTATCCAAAGCTTGCCCTGCAGTAGTATAACTTGTACCTGTAGCAGAAACTTCGTTAGTAGTAGTGTAAGCAGTTGATGATGCACTAAAGCCAGTAATATCTGTATAAAGTGCAATTTTAAAACTGTTACCACCCGATGCAAAATTGTGTGTACCAGACAAAAGTTCTGACTTAAACGATGTAGGTATAATATTTGCCATATTTAATCTCCTTATAATTACGGTGTTGGTGTTTGTATTGGGATGCGCAAAGCACCATCTCTGTACTCGTCCCTGCGTCTTCGGCCTTGTTGTTCAGCCGCAAACGTTTGAACAGCCTCTTGATAAGCTGTCTCGTACATTTGTAACATATTTTCTGGACCTTTCAAGTATTTAAAGGCTTCGGACAAACATGCATACAAAAGTAAATCTTGTGCATACGTAGAAATCTCAGTAGTTGTAGAATCAGCAGTAGTTATGGTTTGTGGGTGTTTTATATAAGCCATTGTTAATGAGTAAGCTGCTCCAGGTGTCGGTGCAACCACCCACGTATCAGCATCCCAATGAGCATAATATTTAGGTATTGCATAATCATCTGAGTTATCAGGATCAGCTGCATACGTTGCTATAAAGGATTGGTCTACTTGTTTTAGATAAACTTGATCAGATGTAGTAGAATCAGTAATTTGAATAGACCTAATAATCCGCGTTCCACTAGGCACGGTAATATATCTATTACCAATGGTTGTTTCTGAAGTTGCATAGAATTTAGTATCATCAGAATCTACTGTTCTAAAAATTCTGTTCTCTGCATTTTTTATAATATCATTAACTACTGAATCAGTTAATACCGTGTCACTAACTTCTGTATAGTTTCTAATTGCTGTTCTTAATTGTGCTAAAGTAAATGCCATATTAATTAGTTACTGAAACAGGGCCCGCTGAAGCTCTGCCTCCTCCTCCTTTTGTATTACCAGTTGTTGCAGTATCTGAAGATACACTAAAAGTGTATGTATCGTCATCAACTTTTGTTATAGAATACCCAGATGAATTTTCTAAATTAGCTTTTGTTATACCATCAAAACTATCTACATCTCTAAATCTAACTGTATCACTAGACGATCTACCATGACTTCTTTCAATAACTGTAATTGTGCTTGAACTTGACGAACCTGTTTTAAAAGCATTACGTCCTAGTAAATTAGGAACTGCTGTTTCATCTCTATCTGTTCTAACTTGTTGCAACGCAATTCCGTCAGCCGGATGTGGACCAGGTTGAACTTGTGGTGCTTTTGATTCAAACTCTGACGTGTGCACAAAAGATCCATTCCATTCAAACACCATTTCATTATATGGAAAAGCCATTCCACTTCTGTCTGATATTGCTTTAGCATATTTTCCTGTTGCAAATTTTGGCATCTACGTCCCCGGATAATAAGTTTGTGGTGTTATGTATGTGCTAGATGAAGAACCATCTTCAACTAATGCACGATTAAATTCATCTTCATACAATAATTTCATTGGTTGTACTAATTCTGGTCTGTATTTTTGTGATAAGTAAAAAGATAAACCAGAAACCATACAAGGAACAAATCTATACGGTAAATCTACAGTGTTTGTAAATTTACCTGCATCTTGAATTCTTTTAACATAATAAATATGAGCGTCTTTAGATGCTGCTGTAGAGTCAGGTGTTGGATAAAAAGTAATTGTAGTTTTATCAATAAATCTTTGTACAAAATATTGGTTAGGTGTTCCTTTAGATAATTTATTAGAAATAGCAGAATAAGTTGATCTATTAATTTTAGTCATCGCAGAATCTGTTTGAGAAGTAGATGTTCTACTTGTTCTATAAGTGGTTTCTAAAATATCTTCAACCCCATATACACCAGAAGGTGCAACAGTTACTGAGCTAGTTCCGTCGCCACTAGCTCTATAAAAAGTGTATTCTGCTTGTCCTTCAATTAAATCAATATTAGTTTCTGCAACTTCCCAATAATGTAAACCTCTATTAGCCCATTCTTGAAGCATAATATTCAAAGAACGCCTAGCAGAAGTTAAATGATATCCTGTAATATCTCTAAGACCTATTCTTTCGTACGCTTCTTCAAATATCTCATCAATATAGAACGTACTTTCAAAAGTAGTTGTACTAGAAGTTGCCATTAACTACCCCTTATGTATATTTTTTCTTTAGCTCTAAAATAATACTATAGTGATCTAAATTAGTATGACCTGAAGTTGTTAAATCAACATCACCATCAACACCAGATGCTTCTGTGTTTTTAAGTCCCCCAAAAGATCTAAAATCCATATGACCTTGAACATTACCTGCTGCTGCACTACCACCTAAAGCTAGTATATTAACATTAGAAGAAGCTGCCCATTCTAAAGAAACACGCATTCCTCCAATATCATACCAAATTTGTTGTATAGAAACTCTTGTGCAAGTTTCTCCTGCTTGATTAGTTGTTAATGCTGAAACATCTATCTTCTTAACTGAAGATTCGCCTGTTCCATCAGAAAGGTTTGTTAGTTTTATAACAGCTGTTTTGTCGCCGTCTGATAAAGTTTGACTTGTTACCGCGTCTGCCATTTTGTTTTTCCTCCGTTAGAGAGAGGGGGCAAAGCCCCCGCTCCACATAAAGTTATTTATATTAGTATACTGAATACTCTAGTTCTACTGTAAATCTACCAGCAGTAATATCAGCATTAACAGCTGTAGTAGAAAATGCATATAAGTATTTACTAGCTATCGCTGCCGTTACGTTTGGAACAAAGATGTGATAATTACCAGCAGTATCGTTAAAGTTAACATCAATCTCAGTAATAGATTGTGTAGCACTTAACTGCTCATTGAAAGATGTAACACCTGCTCCAACAATTTCAGTTCCAGAAGAAACAGCAGAGTTAGTAGCTGTTCCGCTTGTTGCACTTAGTGATAAACCACCAACAAGAGTTTGTCCTGCTGCAGTTGTTATACCAACTAATGCTCTGTGAATGAAAAATTTAGTACCTGTTACTAAATTAGCAGGTAGGTCTGTATTCAAAGTTCCTAATTCAACAAGAACATCTCCGTCGCCGTAAGCTGTTGTTGCAGCGTCAGTAGCAGCCAAGCTACCAACAAAGGTTTGTATTTTTCTAGATCCTAGTGAAATAAGTTGTCCAGTTGAATTAACTGAGAAACCTGTTTCTGTAAAAGCACCTGTAGATGAGTTTTTGTCTACGACATTAAAACCACCTTCAGATCTGACCGGACCGCTAAAAGTTGTATTAGCCATAATGATTGTCTCCTTTTCCGCCAACATAGTCCGAGATATTGTCTACTGCATGAGTCTATGCTGACTATTTTAATTATGCAGTGTTATGAATATACTCTTTTAAAATGGGAAATGCAAATAAAAAGGGCGGCCGAAGCCGCCCTCTAAATCGTTTAGTTAAAAACGCTTACGCGCCTGGTGAACCAAACAGACCACGCCAGTCAGACCAACCGAAGCTGTATCTTTCTCTGGCTTTGTATCTTACGTTACCAGTTTCGAAATCACCTTCCATAGCAGTTTTTAGAGCTGCTCTTTCAAAGTGTTTCATACCGTTAGGCACGTCAGTTTTAATGAAAAACGCATCTGTGTCAGAAAGGTAGTTATTAACCACATAACCTTGTGGAATCATACCTTTTGATTTAAGAGCGTTAAGATCATTATCAGCAGTACCAACTCGGTTTGCTGAGTTCATGATTCTTTCAGCTGTAAATTGTAGAGCAGAAGGAATAATTAATTTCATTCCTTTTGCAGCAATTTTAAAGCCTCTCTCATCTTTAATTGCACCTATGTCAATTAAAGCTTGCTCAAGTGAAGTTTCACTTAAGTCAGCAGACGTTGATAACTCATTTTTTTGGTCCCCTGCTCCAATAGTAGGGTGATCAGTAGCGCAAAGCTCCTTATCATCTCCACCAAGGAAAGAACTGCTAAATGCGTTATTTAAAACGTTAGCTGCTTTAATTTGCTTAGTGTTAGCCATAGAACGTGCTAGTGCTTTTGTATAACGAGTCGCGATTCTATCATACAGGTTATCCTCAACTGCTTCCTCAGTAATTGCGAAAGCGAGAGCGATTGTCTCGTGAGTATAACGTGCAGTGAAAGTTTCGTTTGCGTTATCAAACTCAACTGCAGCACCTTCAGCTTTAACTGAAGCGTTTCCAAAACCAGATAACATTACTTCTTCTTCAAAAGCTCTATCAGAGTTTTCTTTGTCGAAAATTTCTGTATGCTGGTTTTCGTAGTTTTTGTACTCAAGTCCGAACAAAGCATTCAGACCTGGCTCAAGCTCTTTAGCGAGCTGTTGTCTAGATATAGCCATATTATAATCCTCCTGCTATTATAGTTCTTCTTTGAATTGATGCTCATTCCAAATTACTATGTAATTCATGTGCTCAACACCAAGTTCATTGTTTTCAGGATCAGTACTAAAGCCAACGATTTTAACTTGTCCATCTGTTGCAGCTAAGTCACTCATGTCGAGTTCCATAAGAGATATTCCGCTACCTCCTGTAGTTCCCATGTTCACAAGATCAGCTACTTCATGACGGTCTGTTACATCACTGTTAGTTCCTGAGTCCCCTTGTATTTCAAACTTCATATACGGATCATCGTATACAAAAGCTCTTATGTGTCCAGTCGTTACATTCGTTTGAGTGTAATGATTCTGGAAGCTTGGTTTACCTGTTGTAGGATGGTCGTCAATTAAAACACCATTCAACACGCCAATGCAAGTTTCGTCACCAGCTGCTGCAATATCAACATAACCAGTATTACTAGCTTGTTGAATAATTGCATCACCTTGGTACATTGCAGAAGCTTCATTATCTGCAATAAAGTACTCATTGGTCATCATGTTTCCGGCTCCGCTTAACGTTCCTACAGGTCTCATACCAAATGCGGCGTCTATATTTGCCATATTGTTGTCCTCCTTAAAGGTTGTTAGCGGTGGTAGAAATTACTAAAAAATTAGTTTTTTTCTGAACCACCAAAAGTTACACGAGTCTGTCGATCTTGATTGATCGGCATACTTGGGTGCTGTTCCTTTAGAGGGTCGTTCTCTACTGATTGTTCACGATCTTGAGTCATTTGTTTAAAATATAACTCGCGTGATTTCGCGACCTCTTCTGGTATCCTAGCCAGCAATAGGCCACCAACCCCGATCACTCCTGCATAACGTCCTTCAGTTACTGATGGATATTCTTCACCCGGATATTCGTCAGCTCTCACTAACTCCCATCCAGATCTTATTTTGCCCGACATGTTTTTGGTGTCTTCTTGACCCATACTTTCGGCGCGTATCCATCTATGTCTGAACCCGTCTGGCGCAGGTGGTGCATCTAGTGATGATGGAGGAGTCCAAACTTTAGGCTTTTCTGTTTTTGCCCTAGTTGTACTCGCGCGGGAAGTTTTCTTTACTACTTTTTTTTCGTTTGTCATGCTTATACCTCCTTCGCGGCTAATTGTTTCGCATACTCTTCAAGTGGCACACCTAATCTTTTAGAAATTGCTACCTGTGAAGGTGTGAGTTTCACAGTTTTTCTGCGTCCTTTTGTGGCCGGACGTTTAGCACTTGCAACATTCTGAACAGGTTGTTCAGTTGTAGTTCCCTCATTATTACCAAATTTGTGTGGGAATTCAAGTCTTATTCTCTTATCTACTTCAGAATAATACTCATCTGGACTTGCATTAGGGTCAAAACCCTCTTCTACTAGCTTTTTGTGTATATCAAAAGCCGTATAAGTCATTGCAGTATCACTACCAAACCAACTATTTTTTGATGCCCAAGCATCTGCTCTAGGATCAGGTGGTGGTGTTGATTGTTTACCTGCTGCAAAATTTTGTCTAGGTGGTTCTTTTGTTTCTGGTAATTTAGATTGAGCTTCGTAAACTTCTTTTAATCTAGATAATCTAGCATGATCATTTGCTAATTCAGCTAATTCTAAATTAGCTTGTGTTTGAGCTTCAACATCACCAGAATTAATTGCACCTTGCAATTTAGCTTTTGCTGCTTCTAAGTTAGTTGTAACTCTTTTTTCAAACTCTTTAGTATAATTAGAATCTAAATTATTAAATCTACTTTTTAATTGTTGAGCTTGTTGATTAACATTTTGTGCATACTGAATAGCTTCTTCTTTTTGACGTTCTGCTTCTCGCATACGTCTAGTAAGTTTTGCTATTCTTTTATTTACGCCTTCACTATATTCATCAAGTTCTTCTTTTTTAGTTTCAACAGGAGCTGGTTTTTCAGCTTCTATTTTTTCAACCTCAATTTTATCTTCTTGTTTTTCTTGTGGCTCCGATTGTGCATCAAGATCAATTTCTTGTTCTTGTTCGTCTGCATCACCGACGTCTATTCTTTGTTCTTCGTCTTGCATAGTTAATTCCTCCTATGAATTATATTGCGTGAATTACATCCTCAGGGTTTTCTATTGTCCCAAGAATTTCATCATCGTTTAACATTCTTATCTCACCACCTTCAATCTCCATGCGTGATCCTGCATATCTTGCAAAAACCACCCAATCTTTTTCCTTGCACCAAGCACCTGTAGGATACTTATCTTCATCTTTGTAACATAAATCACCCATCTTCAATACGTATCCAACTTGCGTTGCAACACGTGCGCGATCTAATGTTTCTTGTGCAATTATAATTCCGCCTTCTGTCTTTTCTTTAACTTGAAAAGGCATTACTAAAATACGCCAACCTGTAGGGTTAGGTAATTTATCTAAATTTGTTTTTTCTGGTGTTTCTTTAGCTTGTTTATCTTCAGCTTTATATTTATCTTCTAATGCGTGTGACGTTGTTTGGGTCATCTTTATCTGGCTCCTTTGGTTCTAGCAGGTTAGAGAGTTCCTGATTTACAATATCGATACCATGTATCTTACCTATTATATATTTATAATCTTCTATGCTGTCAACCCCTCCGTTTGCTAGAGTCTGGACTAGAGCGTCCATTTGACTTTGCATTGATTTTTTTATCTTGTAAATTACGCTTACCGGATCCATAGCTTCTGACATATTTTTTCTTTTTATCTCCTAATTGCTCCCAGAACACGTCAAGCGGATTCGTGGGTTTATCTTCTTCCCCCATTGTTTCCCCCAATGTAAAATTAAGTCA